GGCAACCCCAAGGATGATTCTGTTGTAATTAATAGACTAAACACTTGGCTTATAGCAATTGGTCGCACTGACATTGTTGTAAGTCCAAAGAAACTACCAAAGGGTGAATAATGGCAAAAGCATTTGATATCAGTAAATTTAGAAAATCAATTACTAAATCTATCGACGGTTTAAGTATTGGCTTCAATGACCCAACTGATTGGGTCAGCACAAACAACTATGCATTAAACTATCTTATCAGCGGATACTTTGATCGTGGTATTCCGTTAGGCAAAGTAACAGTTTTTGCTGGAGAAAGTGGTGCAGGTAAATCATTTATCTGTTCAGGTAATCTTGTAGCAAACGCACAGAAAGCAGGCATCTATCCTATCTTAATTGATACAGAAAATGCACTTGACGAAAAATGGCTACACGCACTTGGTGTTGATACAAGTCCAGATAAGTTGTTGAAACTTAACATGGCCATGATTGACGATGTGGCAAAAACTATCACAGAGTTTATTGCTGAATACAAAACAATGGACGAAGCAGATCGTCCTAAGATCTTATTTGTGATTGATTCGTTGGGTATGTTATTGACACCTACTGATGTTAATCAGTTCCAAGCAGGTGATATGAAAGGTGATATGGGTCGTAAGCCTAAAGCACTAACAGCACTTGTTCGCAACTGTGTTAATATGTTTGGCGCCTACAACATTGGTATGGTATGTACCAATCACACATATGCAAGTCAAGATATGTTTGATCCAGATGACAAAATCAGTGGTGGACAAGGTTTCATCTACGCAAGTTCGATCGTTGTTGCTATGCGTAAGTTGAAATTAAAACTGGATGCAGACGGCAATAAGACTACAACTGTACAAGGTATTCGTGCAGCCTGTAAGATCATGAAAACTCGTTATGCAAAGCCCTTTGAAAGTGTACAGGTTGAGATTCCTTATGAAACAGGTATGAGTCCATATAGTGGATTAGTCGATCTGTTTGAAGCCAAAGGGTTACTCAAAAAAGAAGGTAACAGCCTTGTCTACACTACCAAAGACGGTGAGATCATCAAGCAGTTCCGCAAGGCCTGGGAAAAGAATGAGAAGAATGGTTTAGATATTGCTATGGAAGACATTTCAAAACATGGCGAAATTTCCGCTTCAGAGATAACTACTATTGTTGAACCTGAAACGGAGATTACTGAATGAAAGAAGATTTAATTGCAGATATTTGGACCTTGGTCATAGAGCATATCCCAGAGAAGCATCGTAAAGATCTTGCTGCTGACTTTGTTAATACACTTTTAGATTATGGCATTAAAGAAAGTATTCTAAAAGATTTAACAGGCGTTGACAGTTATCTAGATGATGCGATCAACTATGCAATCGACGGTGAAGAGATTGACGACGAAGATCCAGAGTATTACGAAGATGAGGAATAAATGAATTGGTATGACAAGGTTAGTAGAGATATAAGCAATATTCCAAATGCTGTGGCCTATTATGAAGCTGAGTTAATCGAAGCAAAACAAGATGTCCGCATAGCAGGAAACATCGAGAAGGCAAGTTCGCAAATGCCCGGCATCGTGGAAGAACGCTTTAATCAACTTCAAGAAATTGAAGGTATCCTTGAGTACTTAAACATTGAACTTCGCAGACTTCGTAGTCAACACTTTCGCAAATATCTCGAAAACTATCAACGAGCTTTATCTTCAAGGGACTGTGAAAAGTTTGTAGAAGGTGAAGCCGACGTTGTAGATTTTGAAAAAATTATCAACGACTTTGCCTTACTGCGTAACAAATGGTTAGGCATTATTAAAGCACTTGATCAGAAACAATGGCACCTTAGCAATATTGTTAAATTGCGGGTATCTGGACTAGAAGACGCCAGTCTTTAAATTCATTATAATATGCGCAGATAAATATCTGCATGAAACGCATTATACTAATCACAGGGGGTTTCGATCCCCTTCATTCTGGGCATATTGCCTATATCAAAGCAGCTAGAGAGCTCGGCGATTCGCTAATTGTTGGGGTTAACTCCGACGATTGGCTGCGTCGAAAGAAGGGGCAAGAATTTATGCCCTGGGAAGAACGAGCAACTATCATTGCAGCACTTCATAATGTCGACAGAGTTATCAACTTTGATGACAGCGATAATAGCGCCAAGGATGCTATTAGAAAAGTTAGAGAAATACACCCAACTGCGCAAATAATTTTTGCCAATGGAGGTGACCGTACTAAAGAAAATATTCCAGAAATGGGTCTACTTGAGGAAATGCTTCACTTAGATTTTATATTTGGTGTCGGTGGCGAGGATAAAAAGAATTCTAGTTCGTGGATTCTACAAGAATGGAAAGCTCCAAAAACAGAACGTCAATGGGGATACTATCGTGTGCTTCATGACGTTGTTGGTTGCAAAGTTAAAGAACTCACTGTTGAACCTGGCAAAAGTCTAAGTATGCAACGACATCAGCTTAGATCAGAGTACTGGCTAGTAACACATGGAGAATGTATCGTTAACTCAATGATGCCTAACGGATACGCTTTGCCGTCTAAACATTTAGTTAAACATCAGGAATTTAAAATTCCAGTAACTGAATGGCATCAACTAACCAATCCGTTCGAAGTTCCTTGTAAAATTGTAGAGATACAATACGGAGAACAATGTATTGAAGAGGACATCGAAAGAAAATGATTCCAATCTTTATTGGTTATGATCCTCGCGAAGCTATTGCGTTTCACGTGTGTTCAAATAGCATTATTAGACATTCCAGTCATCCAGTGAGTATCAATCCCTTGGCATTGAATATACTAAAAGACTACGAAGAAAAACACACTGACGGTAGTAATCATTTCATCTACAGTCGCTTCCTTGTTCCCCACCTAATGCAATACAAAGGTTGGGCAATATTTATAGACGGTGACATGTTGTTGCGTGACGATATTGAAAAGCTGTGGGCATTGCGAGACGAGTCAAAAGCAGTTATGGTTGTTAAACACAACTACAAAACTAAAATGACTGAAAAATATCTTGGTTCTAAAAACGAAGACTATCCTTGTAAAAATTGGTCAAGTGTGATCCTCTGGAACTGTGGCCACCCCGCCAACGGTGTAGTTACACCGGAGTTTATACAAAATGCCACAGGAGCACAGGTACATAGATTTACCTGGCTCTCTGATGAGTTGGTGGGCGAATTACCAGCAGAATGGAATTGGCTGGATATTGAATACCAGTGGAATCCTCAAGCAAAATTAGTTCACTATACTTTAGGAACACCTTGCTTCCATGAATTTTCGAACCAAGGAGATTTTGCCAACGAGTGGCATAGAGAAAAAATTTATGTAGATTACTGTCTACAGCACGGTCTATGATCTTTTTAAGTAAAGAGGGAGAAGATGATTTTATAAATCTTTTTGCAAGAGGATGCAATACCACGCCCATTTCCACAGACGACTTTGTCTACGAATCTTCAACTGATTCTATTGTACTTAGGGGTATACTTAAACATAAAATTATGAAAAGATGCTGGAAAGATAACAGAACATTTTATTATATGGACACCGGATATTTTGGAAATGAGAGATCATCGGCAAACCCAAACGGATGGAAACACTGGCATCGAATAGTAAAAAATGATTTGCAACACAGCGAAATTGTTGCAAGATCCGATGATCGATTTAAAAAATTTAATAAAAAATTTACTCCCTGGAAAACTAACGGAAGCAAAATCTTAGTGGCAGCACCTGATGAAAAACCCTGCAAATTTTATGGGGTTGACAAAGACGAATGGATTAAACAAACCGTAGAAACTATCAAGAAATATACAGATAGGCCGGTTGAAGTTCGACAACGAGCACCAAAAAGAATTGACAGAATTGCCAACGACACACTACAACAAGCACTAGATCGAGATGTTTTTGCATTAGTTACTTTCAACAGTGTTGCGGCTATTGAAAGTATCTTCTATGGTATACCGGCATTTACCCTAGCCCCCAATGCTGCAAGTCCTGTGTCTTTACAAGACATATCTAAAATAAATGAACCGTACTATGCAGATAATGATAAATTATATGCATGGGCTTGTCATCTGGCCTACGGACAATTTCACACAAATGAATTGAAAAGTGGTCAAGCAATGGAGATGTTATTAAATGGATGAAAGTTTAGAAGATTTCTTTAGACAAACTGTGCCTGGCATTGATGTTTACAGGGGAATAGTTAAAAGAAAACATATACTAAGACACTGGCAAGAGAAAACAGATCCCAGATATCAATGGAACGGATGGAAAATAGGTCGCCGTCGCAGCAACAAAATTTTAATAATCGTGCCAAATAGAAAATCTTGCATTTTTTACGGATACGATACTAATCCGTATATTAACAATGAACGACCTTGGCTAACAGAAACAATAGAAACTATAAAAAAACATACAGATATGGAAATTGTTATTAGAGAAAAAGGCAGTAGATCTGCACGACAACACAATTCAATATTTGATGCACTAGATCAGGGAATATTTGCTACCGTAACATTCAACAGTATTGCCGCCATTGAATCTATTGCCTATGGGGTACCCGCGTTTGTAGCAGTACCGTGTGCTGCATCTCCGCTAGCGTCAACAGATTTAACAAAGATAGCAACACCATTCTATCCAGACGAAACAGTAGTGCAACAACACTGTGCTTCGTTGGCCTACGGTCAATTCACTGCC